TTAGTGCAGCGGCAATATCTACAGGTACTACACGTACTTATACAATGCCAAATGCAAACGTTACACTTGTAGGTGATACAAACTCTCAAGGTGTTTCTAATAAAACATTAACTGGTAACGATTTTGATGGCGGTACTGCATCTAACGCTTCAAGATTAACAACTCCAAAAAATACGCTAGCCAACTTGATTGGGTTAACTCGTAAAGAAGGTACTTTATTATATTCTACAGACGCTAATAGACTTTATGTAGATAGGGGAGCAACTTTTGGTTTATCTGCTGTGGGCGGAGCAACTGGAGGCGGGGCGGATGCTATATTTTATGAAAATGGCAAAACAGTTACAACAAATTATACAATTACATCAGGATCTAATGCTATGAGTACTGGACCTGTAACAGTTAACTCCGGAGTTACGGTAACTATACCAAGTGGCTCTCGTTGGGTTATTTTATAAAGGATTAAAACATGCCAATAGTATTAAACGGCGCAACAAGCGGAAACGTTACAATAGATGCTAATGCAATATCTGGAACATCTGTAATTACTCTTCCTGTTGGTAGCGGTACATTTCCTTTAATGAATTTAAGCACAGCTGTAGCAACTACATCTGGTACAGCAATTGATTTTACAAGTATACCATCTTGGGTTAAACGTATAACTGTCATGCTTAATGAAGTTTCAACTAATGGAACTTCTAACTATTTAATTCAAATTGGGGCTGGTTCTATTGTTACAAGTGGATACGTATCTACAAGTAATGAATTAAACCAAGGTAGTGCCACCTCTGGAATAAGTTCAACATCTGGTTTTGTATTAAGATGTCCAGTTTCTACCGCTTTATCTTCGGGCAATGTAAGTTTAATGTTAATGGGATCTAATATTTGGATTGGGTCTCATGTTTTTAAAACTAGCATAGCTAATGTTTCGGTCGGTGCCGGCTCCTTATCTTTAGGCGGGGTTCTAGACCGTATTAGAATTACTACTGTAAATGGTACAGATACATTTGATGCCGGCTCTGTAAATATATTAATGGAAGGATACTAAAATGAGTGTTATAGTTAACGCTTCAACATCAACAGGTTTAGGGATTACTTCCGACAATAGCGGCACTGTAGAAATTCAATCTAATGGTACTACTAAGCTTACTGTAGCATCAACAGGTGTATATGGAACAATTACAGCAGCAACTGCTCAAGCCACTACAAGCGGTACTGCAATTGACTTTACTGGTATACCTAGTTGGGCTAAGAAAATAACTGTTATATTTAATGAAGTATCTACTAATGGTACAAATAGAATATTATTACAAATCGGCTCTGGGTCAGTTGAAACTTCAGGGTATGTATCATCTTCAGGAGCTACAGTTCAAGCAACCGTAGGAAGTGTGTATAATTCAACAGCTGGAATAATATTACATTACGAATCAGCAGCAGCATTAATTTCAGCAGCTGTAACATTTTATTTAATTGGATCTAATCTATGGGTTAGTACTACCGTTGGTAAGAGTAGTACTAGCATAACTATTGCCGGCGGCGGATCAAAAACTATATCCGGCACATTAGACCGTTTAAGAATAACTACAGTAGGTGGTACAGATACATTTGACGCTGGTTCAATTAATATAATGTACGAAGGATAATAAAATGAAAATTATACAAGTAAACGTTGTAACTGGTGAAGTTACTGAAATTTATATAGATGACCCAGTAGTGGAAACTCCGGTTGAAACTCCGGTTGAAGAGGTACAAGAGTAATGAGTACAATTATAGACGGAACAACAGGTATAACAACTGACGGACTTATTGTCGGAGTTGAAAAAGCACAATTAATAAAACATGAAACAGCAAAAGCTACTACAAGTGGTACTTCAATAGACTTTACTGGCATACCAACTTGGGCTAAAAAAATAACAGTTATGTTAAACGGCGTAAGCACTAATGGAACTTCTTTACCTCAAATTCAAGTAGGTTCTGGCTCCGTTACGACAACAGGATATGTTGGATCAGCAAGTTATGGCGGAGCAGGTGGTAACCAACAAGCCAACTTAACATCTGGATTTCCTTTATCAACTACAGGTGTTTATACATCTGCCGCGTTGTTAATATACGGAGGAATTCAGTTGATTAATATTACGTCCAATACGTGGTTAATAATTGGAACTACAACAATTGCTTCGGCAGCAGTTAGTGCTTTAGCAGGACAAATTGTTTTGTCAGGTACTATTGATAGAGTTAGATTGACAACCGTTAATGGTACAGATACGTTTGACGCTGGTTCAGTTAATATTCTTATTGAAGGTTCACTATAAAAAAGGTGTAAGCTAATGGCATTACAAAAAGCATTACTACCTGTAGGGTTTAATGGTCTTAATCAAATAATAGACGAAAAAACAGCACCTGTAGGTACATATACTAAATTAGATAATGTTATTATTGATACTAATCATGAATTAAAAAAACGTGCTGGTATGGACTCTATTGGGGTTTCTACTACTCCATCAAATATTTACTCTATGTACTCATTAGGAAATGAACTTGGAGTATTAACTGACACAAATTTACATACTTACTCGCCAACTTTAGATAAATTCCTTAATAAAGGAAAAACATCAAGCCCTATTGTTACTTCAGAATCAATAATTGCTAATACTTACACTCAAACTAACGTTGATAGTTCATTAAACTCTAACGGAGTGCAAGCTTTTGTATGGGAAGATTCAAGAGGTGGAGTAAGATGTTCAATTACTGATGCTTTATCTACAACTGTTATAGTTTCTGACTATAGTTTAAGCGCTACTGGTGTTAAACCTAAAGTAATTAGTACTAATTTAGCTATAGTTTTCTTTTATGTTGAATCTTCTACACTTAAAGCTGTGCAATATAACATAAATACAGGTGTTTTTAATGCTGCAGTAACAGTTGACACTATAATTAACACAAATATCACATATGATGTATTAGATGCAACTGTAAATACTACAATTTATCCAGGAATTTTTATTGCAGCTGTAACAAATACGGCAAAAATTAAATTATACTCATGGGACATAAGAAATAATGCATTAGGTACTGGTTTAAATGGATTAATTCCTCCTACTGAAGTGCAAAGTTCAAATGTAGCAAACTCAACTGTAATTTCTTTAGCAATTGATACTACAAGTACTAAATTATTAATAACTTGGCAAAATGATGTTTACAAAATAGTTAGAGCAAGGGCTTATACTTATTTAGGCGCAGTTTTTGCATTAACTGAAACAGCAATTTCAACAGCTACTACAGATCCATGTTATTCATTAACAGTTTCAATAGATTCATCAAACAATGCATATGTTATTCTTTCTACTTATGCTACAAAACATCAAACTTTCCATATAAAATTATCAAATGTATTTGATACATCAGGAATTACTATCAGTTCAGCTATTTCAAGAGCATATTATCATTGTGGATTAGTTTCTAAATCATTTATATATAATAATACAGTAAATTACGTAATTTCTTATGATAGTTCATTACAGGGTACTTATTTTTTAGTTAACTTTGATGGTGTTGTAATTGCTAGGTTTTTTACCCAATTAGCTGGTGGTATGCCTACAAAAGCTAATAGTATTAGTAAGTTTAGTATAGATTCAACAAAAACAGCTAATGCTTTTTCAATTGGGTTACTTAGAAAAACAAAAATATTAGCTTCTTCAGGTACATATACATCAACTACTTCAGTATTTACAGAAAAAGTATGGTTTACTCCTTATACTATTGACTCAAAAACTGTTTCAAGGGTTTTAAACATAGCAGGCGGCTTTGTTAAAAATTATGATGGGTCAAATACTATAGTTGAACAAGGATTTCATTTATATCCTGAATTAGATAGTATTTCTCAAGCAGGAGGCGGTACCATAAACGCAGGACAAAGATTATATAAATTTGTTTGGGAATGGACAGACAATAATGGACAAATTGTAAGAAGTCAAACTTCATTGCCAACTAGTTTTAATATTTCAAATAACCATAAAGTAACTGCCGTAGTTAAAAGTTTACCAGTTACTTCAAAATCTACATTAAATGGCAATACAAGAACTGCGCCTGTATTGGCTGTATATAGAACATTAGTAAATGGTACTACTTATTATAGAGTAAACCAAGACCCAAGTGAATTTGTTTATAATGATCCAACTTTAGAAACAATTTCATTTGTTGATAACAAAACAGATACTCAAATTTCTTCTAATGCTGTAATTTACACAACAGGTGGAGTTTTTGATAACGTAGCTACTCCATCAGCTAACTTATTAACTTTAATGAAAAATAGAATAGTAATTGGCGGATGTGATACTGACCCAAATACAATATACTTTTCTAAAGAAAAAGAATCTGGATTAAGTGTAGAATTTTCAAATGAATTATCTGTTCAAATTGATAGCTTAGGCGGAAACATTACTGCATTAGCTGGTATGGATGATAAAATATTAATATTTAAAAAATCACTTATTTATTACATAGCTGGACAAGGTCCTGATAAGTTAGGAAACGGCTCATTTACAATTCCTCAATTAGTTTCATCTGACACAGGTACCTCTAATCCTCAATCTATTGTATTGACATCTGATGGTATCATGTTTCAATCTCCAAAAGGTATTTATCTAGTTGATAGACAACTTACTGTGTCTTATATTGGTGCACCTGTTAAAGATTATGAAACTCAAATTATTACATCTGCTGCAAACTTGCCTGACTTTAACCGTGTACACTTTACTATGGCAAGTGGTGATGGATTAGTATATCATACGTTTTTTAAATCTTGGACTACGTTTAGTAACCTACCAGGTAACGCATCTTTGGCTAGTCAATCTGTTTGGTATGTAGCTGGGTCTAAAGGGGTTGCTAGAGCTAGCACTACCCACTACCATGACTGGGATAACGAGGCTATTATTTCAACTATTAAGACAGCTTGGATATCTGTAGCAGGTCTTGAAGGCTTTCAACGTGTATATTCTATCCTTTTATTAGGGGATAATGAAGTTAACGTTGATAGATTAAAAATGAATGTATACTATGATTTTCGTCAATTTTCTGGAGAGCAATTATCTATTCAACCAGCTTTAGATATTACAACTTATGGCTCAGGAACAGGTACTTACGGGTCTGAAGGGCCATTTGGCGGCAACAACGATGGTACAGCTCAGTTTGTAGCTCGTCCACGTCAACAAAAATGTTCAAGTATTCAAATTGAAATTATGGATGATTTCCCGCAAGGTTTTAGAACTTCAGGGTTTATTTTTGCAGATATTATTTTAGTAGTTGGCGCTAAATACGGATACAATAAAAATCTATCTCCTACAGCTAGAAGATTTAAATAAAGCCTCTGTGCTTATTGAGGTGAGGTGACTATGGATTTGTACGTTAGATACTTAAAAGACTACTATAATAAAAATGTAATAACGTTTTCAGACGTAGCTTTATTAGTAACAGTTGATGTTTCTCCTACTGAAGTTTATTGGGAAGATATTTACGTAACTCCCGAAGCTAGAGAATCTAAAGTGGCGTTAAGGCTATGTAATAAAGCTTTAAAAATTGCTCAAGACCAAGGAAAAACTACGATTATAGGATCAGCTGACCCTAAATCAAAAATGTTTAAAAGAAGTATGAAACTTATGGAATTATACGGGTTTGAAATAACAGGAACCGCTAACGGTTTGATTATATTAAAAAAAGGGATATAAAATGGGTAACGCAATTGATAGCATAGGTAGAGCATTAGGTTTTGGTGTTGACCCAATGGCTGATACTGGTAACGTTGATGCTGCATTAGCTAATCTTCAAAATAGACAAAATGTATTGCAATCTATATTAGACCTGCAATTAGCTCAAACTGAACAAGCTGGTGCACCTACTGACGCGGCATTAAATTTATTACAAGGTGCTGCAACAGGTAATGCACCATCTCAGGCCCAAGCTGTATTACAACAAGGTTTAGACCAATCTTTAGCACAACAAGCCGCATTAGCAAACTCTGGAAATATGGCTACTCAATTAGCACGTCAAAGAGCATCTGCTGATGTTGGAGCTCAATTAGGACAACAAACAGCAAACCAAGCGTCGATGTTAAGGGCACAGGAAATGGCTGCAGCTCGTGAAGGGTTTGGTAACTTATCTTCTGGTATATTAGGACAAAGATTAGGTGCTCAAGGTACTACTATGGGTGCAATCGGCGGATTAGCTGGAAATCAAGCATCTGCTGCTGGCAATATGTTTAATACACAACAACAAGCACAATCTGAGCTTTCAGGTAGGTTTGCTAATCTTGTTGGTGCGGTTGCTCAAGGTGCTGCAACTGGTGGTATGAGTTATGCACTTGCTCCTGCTCAACCGACACCTACTACATCTGCTGTACCAGGTATATCTCCAGGAGTTATGCAACCTATTACGCTTTCATCGGAAGAATATAAAGAAAATAAAACTCCAATAAAAGACGGCGAAGCTGCTGATAAAATTAAAAATATGAGAATTGAAAAATGGGATTATAAAGATGGGATTGCTGACGAAAGCACTCACGTAGGTCCTTATGCTGAAGAGTTTAAAGAAACTTTTGGTACTGAAGGTGACGGTAAATCAATTAAATTTCAAGATGCTATTGGTATTACAATGAAAGCTGTTCAAGATCTAGCAAAAAATGTTGATATGCTAGAAAAAATAATAGCCAAAAAAGATAAGAAAAAGAAGGACTAACCAATGCCTATTTCTAAAGAAGATGCTCAAAAATTATTGCAAGATAGAAATATAAAAGATGAAACTTATAATTCTTTGCCTTTTGTTATAGACCCAAATCAAATGAGCACAGATAATCCAGTTATTGATGCATCTGCTATAGCAGGACAAGAACAAGCAGGGGAGAGTTTACCAACTACCCCTAGCATACCTGCAATATTCGCTAGAGAAGGATTAAATCTAGGTCTTGGCGTTATTAAAGCAGGTGCCGATGCAGCTCAATTTCAAAATCAACAAAGTATGGAAGCCCCAGTATTTGAAAATAAACGTGCTGATGAGGCTCAAAAACAATTAATTGAACAAGGTATTAAAGCTAAAAAAGGCGCAGAAACAATTGGTGAAGAGCAGAAAAAAACTGCCGCACCTGTTTCTGAGGATGCAACTCAAGGCGCAAAAAGTACAACTACTTTAGGTATTGATGCAGCTGAATATACTAAACAACAAATGCAATTAAATGACCAAATATTGGGAGAAAGTGAAAAAGCTTTAACTAATTTAAGATCAAAAATTGCAATTAATCCAAACCGTTTAATGGAAAAAATATCTGCTGATGGTAAAGGCCCTATGGTTACATTAGCCTTAGTATTGGGCGGTATAGGTGCAGGATTAACTGGTCAACCAAATGCAGCAATAGCGTTTTTAGAAAAAAGAATTCAACAAGATATTGATGCTCAACAAACATCAATTAAAAATGCATTTGAACAAGAAGGTCAAATTAGGGCACTATCTAAAGAAGTTAGAGCCTCTGCTGGTGAAAATGTAATGGCTAAAGCTGCATCTCAAGCTATAGTGTTATCTGGTTATAGAGCGGCTATTGAAAATGTATTACAAAATGTTACAGATAAAACAGCTATAGAAAAAGCCCAAACACTAATGCTAACTTTAGATGAAAGAATTGCTAACGCTACTTTAGATTATGATAATATACATAAAGCCAACATAAAATCTGGCTCATCTGAAACTACAAATTTGTTAGGCGCTGCTATATTAGGATATACTAATAATTTAGGATTAAATATTGGAGTGCCTCGTCAAACTGTAGACACCTCAAAAGCAAAAAGTAGATTTGGATTAGGAATTACGGAGCCTGTAAGAAATACACCTCCAGTAGCCCCGCAACAAGCTCCAAAAAAAGAAGAGTCGAAAAAAGAGGGTAGCCTTACTGATGCTTTTTTAAGAGGGTTTACAAAACAAATATTTGGGCCTGCTGAAAAATAAGGTATTTTTATGGCTATAGCTTTTGAAAATTTAAATATTGATAAATTAAGCGACCAAGACAAAGAAAATGAATACTTGGTAAGCGAACATTTAAATGGTTCACTATACCCATCTAATTATATTACATTAATTAATGAATTGGCTAAACTTCCTATAATTTCAATTACTGATGATGCAGAGTATTATAAACTTATTAATAAAATCAGAGATGTTTTTATTAGTGATGTTACTGGGTGTTTAGACAGAGACCAAGTAATTAAATTATATAATGGCGACGCCAAATTAATTAATTTATTTCAAGACTTGCAAGATATTTTAATTGGGCAATCTAGTGTATTATTACAAATAGACGCCAATTATGCTCAAAAAGTAATAGCTAATCAATTAGCAACTTTTGATGCAGTTGCAGATGATTCAGAATTAATAGGAAAGTTAATAAGCACAGGTAACCAACCAATTGACCCAAACAAAGAAATTTTGGATAATGTCACAGATTGTATAATTGCTTGTAATAACATTATTTCTATAGCCTCTGATATTAAAGATGATTTTGAAGAATTAAATTATAAACCAGCTAAAAAAATTGAAGACTTACAATTGCAATTACTTGATTTGTCTTCAGCATTAATGGAATCTAACTTACCGTTTGAATATGCTTATAAACTAACGCAAGTTATTAATATGATTCAAACAAATATACCGCAAACTGATTTAGACCCATTTAAAAACGATGTATTTGAAATGTTATTAACTTTATTAAGACAGCCAAAAAAATTCTATTCTTATTTAAAAAAGAATGAAATAATAGATGGGGAAATCAGTTCACAACTATTTCAAGTATACCCAAAAATTTTTGAACAATCTGTAATTCCACTTTTAGAGCAATCTGAAAAAAAAGATTATCAAAAACAACTAATTTTTAAAAATCAATGTGACCTTATTGATGACAATAGGGAACTTGTAACATCTTGCCACAACCATTTATTAGGAGACAATAACAATGGCAACTAGAAGAAGTCAGCAAGCTATTTTGCTTAACACTACAGCAGTAACTGGTACAAATACATATACATCAAACTGGATGGATATTAGTTATGCTAACTCTGTAGGCGCAATGATTAACTTTACTGGTACTATGACAGGTACTATAACAGTAGAAGTATCTTACGAAGCTACTCAACCTGGAGATCCAGGACAAGCAACTCCAACAAATTGGAAAAATGTAAGTTTCTTAGTAAATTCAGCAGTTGCAGCCAATATTGCGGTTTCTGGAGCAGCTACACACGTATTAGAAACTGGAATTACAACAGCTACTTGGTTTAGAGTTAAATATATTAACGCTACTAACTCTGGAATTGTTCATGTACATGCTGTAGCAAAAACATTTGGATAGTGAAAAAAACTAAAGAAAGGTTGACTGACCTTATTCGGTCGACATTTTTAGGATTTATAATAGCTTCAATAGTAATTATTATAGTACCTGAAGTAAAGAACGAAATCATGTTAATGTACATGGCATTGGCTGGAAAAAATGGCGTAGAAGCTGCGATGAAAAAACAATAACTATTATGGATAATAACATGACTACACCAGACAAAGAAATTGAAAAAACTTTAAAAGAAATACTCCTAAGTCAACAAGAGCTTAAAATTTTAGTGTCTGAGCGTACCAAACAAATTGATAATATTGAAAAAAATGTTAATGTATTAGAAAACAAAGTAGAATCTTTAGAAAGGGTATCAGCATCCGGCCACACCCTTTTAAAAGTATTTACTATATTCTTTACTGCTAGCCTAACATTTTTAATTGGTTATTTATTAAAAGTGCTATCTTAAAACCCGTCAAAATTTACTTTTTTATTTAAGACTTTACTCCATCTATCTTCTTCAAACCCCTTTACGTCATTTGGCGTATAGTTTTCTTCTTTAAACCATCCTTTAAATTCAGAATCGTAATCCAAATAAACTAAAGTCTTTTTTTCTGATTCAAAAACTGAATCAAGTTTGATAGCGTCATATTGCTTAGGCTTTCCTACTAATTCAATATCCAATGGGTCAGAATCATAGCTATAATTGCCATCCTGTGTCCATGAAGCTGCTGAAATAGCTTTAGACGTAGTAACTTCTTCTTCTAATCCCCAATCCGTAAGATACCCGGAAGTCCCTCTAGATTGTGGCTTTTTTGATTCATCATTTTCAATGTCATAAACCAATTTACCGTTACCCCACATTTTAACAACTAATTGGCCTTTAACTCCATATCTTGATTCATTTTCTATTTCAGTTATAAAAAATATGTGCCCTGATTTTGTCTTTACTAAGTCATGTTTTTTCATTAGTTTATTGCCTTTGTTTCGTAAGTCATTGAAATCAAGTCTTCTACCTGGTCTAATAACTCAATTTTTGTTTCTATATCTAATTCTGGATATATGTTTTCTATAGCCTCACATATTCCTATATTTTTATTATAGGCTATGTATTGTAAGATTATTTCCGATTTGTCCATTGTTATTTTAACCACACATATAAAATTATAATTACTACAACTACTGTTACTATTTTAACTAGCAAAATATTAGCTTTTTCTTTGTCGTATTCACGTTTAAGTAAATAGGCTTTTTGTTCTTCTTTAGTCATTGTAGACAAAATTATTTCTAATTCTTTTAACTCGTTAGCTTTTTCTTGGGCTCTAGCCAATCTAGCTTGTTCGGTTGCCAAATTTCTTGTAGCATCTACCTGTGCTTTTTCCGGGTCAATTAAAATAGTCATTTTAGTCCTCGTATTCTGTACCGTAATCGTACTCTACGTTACCGTTATCGGCAATATGCTCGCATAAGTTAAACAGATTATCAAACCCTAAGGATTGTACTAAATCAGTTACTTGGTCTTCATTTGGATCAAGTAGCTCATGCTTTTTGCCAACCTCTACAAAGAGGTCTTCAAATCTTACGAAATCTCCATATTCGTTTACAATTTCATCTACTGTAAGGTAGATCTGAGCATCATCAATGTGCTCTGTAATTGTGTGTGTTACTCTACTGTTTCTCACTTAGTTTCTCCTTCTTAATGTAGCTTTTGCTTGGCATACTTCCTTGCTTTTTAAGTTCATCCGTTAATCTTTTCATTACTTCCTTGTTATTAATTAAACGCTCTAGTAAGCCGTCCTCATGAACGTAAACTTTCGTTTCCGCCAGTGTTTTGATTACTTGTTTAATCATGACACTTTCTCCTTGCTTAGTCTCATCAGTACACGCTTTACGTGTAGACCAGGTTTCCCTGGTTTCGGACTTATTGTTCGTTATTAACTTCAGTAACTTTAGTTACATTGTTAATCATACCAGACATTCTTAATGTGGATAGTAACAAAGCTTTTGACTCTATTGTAAACCACATCTCGGTGTTGTCTTTGAACTTAACTATAAACGTTTTCATAGCTGTCTCCCTTTTCTGTAGTCTCATCAGAGCAAGCTTTACTTGCTTAACACCATTGTTTACTCTGAGTTTATTCTTTTCAGACTTTTGGTGTTTTCGACTTTGGGTAGGTCAGCTTCTGTGAGGTTGCAAAATCCCACTCGCCGCTTCGCACCTGACGGCTTGGCGTGTGTTTCCCTCTTGCGGAGGGTTGGCATAGTCGGTGTCCTTTCCGTTCACTATTGTTATTGCAAACTCAGGGAAGCCTCCCTTTGTTCTTCTTTTTTTTGGTGGTCGGCCGCTCAGTGTTTGCTGTCGGTTGTCTCTCCTACCTTTGCCCTCCTGGCGCCCTCCTTGGCTTGCTTCCTGCCGAGGCCTCCTGGCCTTTTCTTCCTTAAATATATCGTATCACAGGTTAGTTTCTTTAGTCAATAGTTAAGGTATTTTTAACTTATTGAAAGCATTGAACTTTAAAAAATATTTTATCTTCCTAATTTTTCCCCGATTATGCTTATAGCATTTGGGTTGGTTTCTCTTAATTTAAGAATCCAAAATTGTTGCTCTTTGTAAGTATTTAAATATATTGTAGATTGTATGTTGTATTTGTCAATGATTGTAATTTTGTAGTTCATTTTAACCTCTTATAATCGTAATCAGGTCCATAGTTTATAGTGAGCTCTTCACCTTTTCTAATGGGTCTTGTAGCTATTAAAACCACTTTAGGTAATTTTTTGTCTAATACTATTAATACTTCACAGTTTGGGTTATCATCATGGTTTACTAGAGTAGTTTCCCCTAACATAATGCAGTTTTGCTTACCGTAATAGTGCATAACATGGGAGCGTAAAATCTCATCATTGAGCAAAATGTCACTTATTACAAGTATATGATTTTCCAGTATAATTTCATCTGCTAAAATTCGTTTTAAGGCTTTTAAGCCTCTTCCTTTTCCTTCGATGATAGTTACTTCATATTTCATCTCAAAGCCCCCCTAATGGCCTTAAATTGATTCTATACTACTTTAAAAGTTCTTCAAGTCTTTTTTTTGAAGTTAAATACATTGTTATTTTATTACGATTATCGATAACTACTGACAATGATTGAATAATCTTATCCAAAGCTCGAACACTTTGAAAAAAAGACCCTAATGTCAACACCTTAGAAAAATAAAGAGGCAAAAGCAAGATGAATGGTAGCAGTACAAAACCTTGGCCTAGACCACCTGTTACAAAAGTTAATTTTTTCAATTGCTTATTATATTCATCATAAGTTTTTAATACGGAATCATAAATGGTAGCTTTTAGAGTTTTTGTTTTTAAAGATTCTCTTAAAATAGCCTCCGACGATTCATATTCGCTTCTGGCTGTAACCAGCTTAGTGCTCATAACTTTTGATAATATTGTTCCGGCTACAACACTTACTAATACAATGACCCCAGTTTTCCAATCAGTAAGTGTTACAATTACACCTATAAACAAAGGTATCTTAATTGCCGCTTCAAAAAAAGCAACAGCAAGTTCTACTGTTATTTCTGTAAACTTAAAAGTGTCTTCTTGCAATCGCTGAGGTGTGGTTTCATGATTATTAGCTTTGTCAGTATAATCATTTTCGACCAAAAATGATAGTAAGGAAGTTCTCATCTTCATATGTAGCTTATTTAGTTCATAGGTCTTATAGCTATCAAGTATTACGGCTAACCCTGCTAACCCACTAAAGGTGGCTACAGCTCTCCAAGCGTCTTTGGCATTATATGCTTGTATTGCATTGTAAAGGTCTCCATACACTTGGTTTAAAAAATATAACAAGACAGCAATAGTTACTATTATTGCCATAGGGACTACAATAGATTTAACTCCGGTAAAGCTAGCTTTTAATAAATTCATTTTAATCTCTCTTTTGCAATGTTAAAATATTTCTCATCTTTTTCTATACCTATAAATTTTCTATTTGTATTTTTGCAAGCTACTCCAGTAGAGCCCGAACCCATTGTAAAGTCTAACACAATTTCCCCATCATTAGTATAAGTTTTTATTAAATATTCTAACAATTCGACAGGTTTTTGAGTTGGGTGTAACCTATTTTTTAACGTTGAATTAAATTGAAGAATGTTTGAAGGATAGTTAGTAAATTCAGTAATGTAATCATTTGGTTTTTTTGCATTTTTAACTACTCGTAAATTTTTTAATCTAATTCGTCCTACGTTTTCTACTTTTTTAGGCAATAATCCTTGAGGGTTATAAATCATTCTATTTTTTGTCATTCCTTTATGGAATGTTTTTCCGTTTGAAAATATTACTATATCTTCAGTAATATGAATAGGTTTATTTTTTGCTTGAACAAACCCAGGAGCTGTTTCTTTTCCTTTTTGCCATACCCAACTATATTTTAACATTTCTAAATTTGATAACCTTAATTTAGAACTAAATGGCTCCGTTCCAAATAATGCAATTACTTTATTTGGTTTAATTATACGTTTTAATTCTATCCACATAGGGTCAAATGGTATTATTTCATCCCACACGCAAGTAGTAGTGCCGTACGGTAGGTCAGTTAATATAAAATCAATAGATTGGTCAGGAATAGTTTTTAATACTTCCAGACAATCGCCATAAATTAATTTCATTAAATACTCCTAAAATCAATTTCTTTACCATGGATTTCAATATATTTTTTAAGGTCTGTAACCGTCCAAACGCCATTAGATTGAAGCTCAATTGGTAGTACTAGATTCCTATGGTCATAAACATCAAATCTATAATCAACGGTCTCATCATTAAGAACTATGATATCGGTCATAGTAAGAGACCTAACTAGCAATATCCGATATTTTTTATACCTGATTGAAAAGCTTTTCATTTCTTTTTACCTTTCTTTGGTTTAGTTAGAAACAATTCTTTTTCATATTGTCTTCTAATCTTTAACCCATTAAGCTCTTTACCGCCAGCCTTTACATAGCTTAAAAAAGATTCGGCTGCTGCTGGTTTATTCTTTAGCCTTAAATTTTTAGCTATAGAAGATTTTCTAAAAGTATTATACCCCAAGTTATAAACAAACCCTACTACAGCGTCAAATTCGTTTTGGTTAAGTTTAACCTTAAATTGTTTGGACCAAGCGTCAATTTGACCAGATTTAAAATAAACAAAGTAAAGTAATAACTCCGTTGCTCTTTGTTCAGTAATACACACTTTTTTACCTTTTTTGGTAGTAAGTTGTACAGGTGTACCGTCTTCCCAATTTTGGGTACCATATCCAATTGCATTCGCTTTAAAGTCTTTATAGGCACAAGCCCTAAACCCTTCAGTCTTTTTAATGTGCTCTATTAAATCCTGGCTTGGGTATAATTCCTTACCTTGGGCTAATGAAGATACCGCAGCAAGTGCGATTATGAATAGTGTAATAATAAACAATCTCATCTTACACCTCCTTATGCTCAGTATAACATATCAGAGGTGTTTTTGTCAATAGTTAATCTTCTTGAGAAAGTCCAATGTTTTTAGTAACTTTTGGTTTTTTTCCAAAGCCCCTAAACCTTCCACCCTTCAAATCGACTTTATGCTCAATTCTCATATAATTTTGAAAATTTCTAGGAGTATAAATATCCCATTTTCCTTTAATTACATTTTCTAATGGGTCTAATACCTCTGATTCAAAGCATTCTGCTGAATGCCTAAACTCGTATGGATCATCCCTATCATTAATTAAAGATTTAATAAATTTGTCAAAAGCTGTTTTTAATCTCATATCTAACAGACTATATATAGTCTCTTCGTGATCTGGTGGATTATCAATAAGTTTACCTTTTGAAGAGTGTTTTTCAAAACATTGCCTGCAATAATTTAAAAACTCATTTTTAGAAGATAGTAATTTTTCAACTAATTGCCCTTTAAGTAAAGTTTCTTCTTTATTTATTTGTAAAGGTAAAATTTCATGGTAGCGTATACGCCTAATTTCATATTCCTCACCTTGTAGTTTTAAATGGTAGTTAGAGTCTGCAATAATAATACCCCTAATAATATCAAAATACGGGGTTTTTCCTTTTCCTTCAATACTGACAGTATTACCACCAGTTAATGTTTTTATTAACTTGTCTGATAATAAATGTGGGTTATTATTTTCAGACACGTGGATAATAGCACTATTGGCCATGGCCGCAATACTAAATTGGTTATTGTTTAAAAATGGGGCTAAAGAACCTCCACAGATTTGGCCTAACATATCAATAAAAGAGCTCTTACCTTCACCGCCAGATCCTTTTAAATAAACTACATAAGGGTAATCATTACCAGTTATTACACCCCAAAATATTGCGCATAAGTATTCATGATTTTGAATATTTAAAAGTATTTGTTTTAAATAAATATTTAAAGAATCTATTGTAACGTCTTGTTTTGTATAGGGTATTGTATATAAAGAGGTTAATCCAGTACCTTCAACTATAGCTGGATACACTTTAACATTACCAGGTATTTCTTCCGTAATTACTTCAAATAATTCAACTTTATTAAGTAAATATTTTAAACATGACTCATTAGATGGCTCTGGGTTTTTTTTGGGGTCATATACATATGGCCTTGTTAATTCTGCAATTTGTTCAATTAATGGTGATTGAGCATTTCTTAAATAAAATATAAAAGTTTCCCACCCAGATAAGGCTCCAACGGAGTCTAAAGGATATAATCTATTATTGCGTCTTTCATATACCACAGATATTCCAGATTTGTCAATTTTAACAAAGTCGTTGAATATACCAGATTCCAAAACAGCAGTTTTATAATCTTTAGTAGGTTTTGAAATATTTAAATTATTTCGGTTACTTATTATTTGTTTCAATTGTTTTATATCTTCTAAAATAGAAAATATTGTAGAAATTTTTTCTTTGAATAATTCATTACTTATATCTTCATCAGACAATAATTTTCCTGGCCTGCCTTTAATTTTGCTAAAATGGCTTCCGTCCCAGTTATAATCTTTAGAAAACTCAAAAAGGGAATTAGTCATTAGTCACCTCAATTAAATAAATTTTGCATGTCCGATTGTCAAACAGCTTTAACACCTTACCATATAGTGGTTTAAAAGTCAATAAAAAGGTGTATAAATATCAAAATAGTAATATTAACAGGTTATCTAAAAACCTTGATCTAGATCAAGCCTTTTTGTAATTTTTTAAAATTTTTCTCCTTATAATATATTATATATTTATTTAATTAATATTTTTAGAAGCAAAAAGGAAATAACAAAAAATAGCAAAATGGCATGATTTAAATCAAGTCAAAAATTGATCTAAATCAATTCTTAAATAATCAGTTATTAAATAGCTTGACTTTTGATTTTAAGTGTGCTATGCTCCATTTGTATTTCACTTATCAACATGGAGGATCCTGGATGTGAAAGAAAAAGAATTGAAAAGGTTAATCAAGTTTTGGAACCATAAACTTAAAGCAGAGGGTTTTAAAGACGTCGAGGCGTGGACTACAACAAAGGGTAGCACACCAAGACTTTTAAACGAGCTTAATAGAAATGAAAATAGGGCCCTACCATTAGGTAAGGCAGAATACTTTAGGGCTATTGGGGTTTATGCACATAACTTCCCTGGCCTTGATACTGGACTTTCAAATATCCTTGATTTATATTCAAATGAAATGAACCTAAAACAAGCTCATAAAGTTATTAAAGATAAAGGAGAGTTTAATAAAAGCTATGCATGGGTTAAAAGCTATTTACTTAAAAACCGTAAAGAAATTTTAAACTTTGCTAGGAAATTAGATATTTTATGCGATGAAGACCAACAGCCAATTGATGAGGTAAATTAAGGAGTTAACGTGACTAACCAATTAGAACCTAAAGAAAATCAACTATCTATAGAAAAAGTTGAAGGTAAGACTAAAATAGTTTTTAATAAAGCTAAAATAACAGGTACTTCTTCTCAAAAAGACCTTATGGATTTAGTGCTTATTGCAGCCAATATGCAAGTTCAAAAATTTGTAGAAAAGCTTTCTCGTGGAGCACCTTTGGACAAAGATGAAATCAAATCATTGACTGAATTAGCCAATCTTGCTAAAACTCAAATTGTTGTTACGGCTAATGAAAAAGAAGAATACGTAAACGTTGATGCTGCACAGGTTCAACAGCTTAAGTCTGACCTATACAAAGCTTTAGCTAATAAGATTAATAAATAAATTGACAGCTAAAGTTATTTCAGGTATACTCCGAATGTACAGTTAAGGAGGTTATCTATGCAAAGTATGAAACGCCAGATAGAAGAATCACTAAATAACATAGTGAAAGAGTTTGAGTTTTTATATCAATACTCTAAAGATTCAGGGGCTAGTCAAATAGAACAAGCTGAATTGTTTAACAAACTCCTTGAAGCTAAACTAGAAAGAAATTACTTTCTAAACAAGAAAAAGGAAACTTTATGATAATGGATCTTTTAATCAATGCCTTACAATTTGTAGCATTAAGTGTTATAATTACAGGGGTAACAGTAGTTTTTATTTCATCCGTCTTAGACAAAGAAGATAAATAATGAATTTATTAGAAATTATTATTAATTTTGTTATCTCAAGTATAGTAATAGGCTCATTGTTTGTATTAACTGGTTTAGTAGGGGCATGTCTCCTTATACTTGTTTATGGAACAATTAAATTTTTAGCAGAGTTTTTTTTATATACTGGTTTAGTAGGATTAATTTTTATTACATTTATAACAACCTTAATTGTATAAGGAAGATAAACAATGAAAAGCTTAAAAAAAGCTGATGATGAAATGAGTAGACAATTAGCTATGGCTTTTATGAACATGGAATATTTACAAGACGCAGCAGGGACACTTAGTGGCTATCATGCCTTGCTTGGTAACTATACCCTATCTGCTGAAGAAGTAATTACAATGTATATGAATCTATTTTTAGCTGTTGAAACTTACCAAGCAGTAGTTCAAAAACACATCAACAATGAAACAACAATAGAGGTGGAAAATGGCCAAAAGTCAATTTCGTAAAGGCACTAATCAACAATCCAAACAAGGATTAATCCGCACTGTAGTATTTAAATTAGGGGCTGGACTTAAAATAGCATTACAAACAGTAGTAGTTTCAAAAAAGGAGAACAAAGATGAAACAAAGAAAGCCTAGAGTAGCTGGGGTTAGAAACGTAACACTTAAAATGCCAAAAGAAATGTTTGATGTACTTTCTATTATGGCTAGAGACGAAAAAACAACAGTTGACGTATTAAGTTTATATATCATTGACAATATCTTACGTGGCGTATTAGCAAGAGCTACAGAAGCTGCTCAAGCTGAAGCAAAGACTGAACAAGAGGCTGAATAATGGATAAGGGGGCTCAAGATGACTTAATAGAATTATTAACTAAAGTTTGTCAGGTATTATCTGAAAACCCTCCATTAAAAAACGAATTAACTCAAGAAGAAGAGTTAAGGATAGCTCAAATGGAATTGGAACTAAACGATTTAATTAAAGAAAGATTAAATAATGGCTAGGTCACTAACAGACGAACTAGAAGAATTATTATTTCAAGACACCAAGGAGTTTTATCTAAGGGCTAGAGCTCGCAGGGCAGGTGTCCGTGGTTCTGTGTCTATTATTGAGCCATCACAAATAGGTATTAAAAAAACAAAGCTTCCTGGTGATACCTATGATGGGTTTGGAAGAGACCCTTATGAGAATCAATCTCAAAAACCTCAGCCGCAAGATACTGAACAAGCTACTTTGCAATCATTTACTTTAGAGTTGCCACCTAGTAGTACTATTCAAACTGCTACTTATTGGCCTAGTCGTCAATATTTGACAGTATCTTTTAAAAGTGGCTCTACTTACTCATATGATGATGTTCCATTTAAAGTAATGGTTGCTTGGAAAATGGCACCCTCGGCTGGTAGTTTCTTTTATTATAACATTAGGACTACGTTTAGGTACCAAAAGATATGAAACAAGGCGTTGAAATTATTAAAGTTAATAATGTTTATTTTGTAGTAATAGACAATGTATTTTTTGCACAATTTACTACTTTAGAAGCTGCTAAACAATATGCGGAAAAAATATGATAACTATTAAAGAGTATAAACAATTTATTGAAAACAAAAACGATAAAGATATATACGACTATATATTATTAATCTTAGCGGATAAAAGCAAAAAGTTTGAAAATGATTTTGAGCTTGATACTGTTGATGGCGATATTGAAGATATATACGAGTTGCATAACATTTATAGAAATTTAATAAGAAAACGACCAACAATACTTGACAATTATTACGATTTATGATACACTACAATTTCCAGTCACTATAAGGAGAAACAATATGACGGAACAACAAAAAGAAAAACTTAACGCTACATTTGTTAACTTTAGAGTTAGTGAGCCAACTACTGAAGCTGGTAAACGTAATTCTGTAGTTCTTAAAGAAGAGCAAAGTTTTAGTGGTAAATTTATTCGTGTTAAGTCTGAAGAAGGCTTTTCTGACCAATTATGGCTTTTAGAAGAAAAAGCAGATGGGTCTAAAGTTATCAACACTATTAACGCTGGTGCTTCAATTAAAAAAGGACTTATTAAACATAACGTCCAATTGCAAGATACTATTAAAATTACTTACTTAAAAACTCTTCCATCCGAGAAAAAAGGACGTCGTGGATACCAAGTATTCGCTGTAGCAAAAATTGCTGAATCTGAAGAAGTTTAATTAAAGACTCTTGACAATCAATCCGATTACTTGTACAGTAAAGTAGTCGGGTTTTTTGTTCTAAGGAGGACGATATGAATAACGTAATTGATATGTTTGAATACAAGCAAAATAAACAAATTGAAGAAAATAAAAAATATTTTCGTCAAATCATTGAGAATATTAGACGCAAAGAAGAAGAAGCTAATAAGGTATATACTGAAGTTCAAATTAGAAACGAAAGAATTTTAAAAAAATTCAAATTGGGGAAATACGCTAATGACTAAAGTCGAGCTTTCAGAAAAAGAATACAGGGAGTTACCTTATGAGTCTTTTTCAAGCCTTAATAAGATATTAACCTCTGTAGCAGAGTATAAACATCATAAAGCAAACCCATTTAAAGGTAACTCGGCTTCCAACCTAGGTACAGCAATCCATAACGTTATTCAAGGAAATGAACATCTAGTAGGGGTAGACACAGCTAATCGTAGAACTAAAGTAGGCAAAGAAAAATCGGAAGGGTACATTCAGTATTTTAACGACTTACACGATGGGGCTGGAGTAGTTGTAACTGAAAAACAATGGGAAACTGTTAAGGCTGTTATTAATAATTTTCAACAAAATAAAAAAGCTGTATTTCTTGCTGAATCGTCTGAATTTGAAATACCTTTTGTTTGGTCTGCCCACGATGAATTTTCTTTAAAGGGTAGGGTAGATTTACTTAATATTGAAGAAGGTATTGTAGGGGAAATTAAAACTACTACTATGGCTAACTCAGTATCAGAATTTAGAGATATGGCCTACATGCGTAATTATGATATGCAAGCCGCCCTATATAAAATTATGGCTGAATCATTGCATAATAAGCCATTTAGACACTGTTTTATAGTATGTAATACTAAAGAGCCGCACAATGTATTATTTATTAAAACCTCTGATGCATTTATTAAATCAGGGGAAGAAAAACTTTTTAAAGCCATAAGATTATATGATAAATATATTTTAAAGGGTATTGAAGACGATACAACTGAAGAGGTTTAATCATGAGTAAGAAAACAAATAATCTTGAGCTATTGTTTGATTTAGGGATAGATGAAAAATCAAAAACTCTAATTGTTAATGGGGAAGTTAATGATGAAATGCTTCATTTGATTGAAACTGGGCTATCTTATTTAGAAAAACTTAATGGTGAAGAAATTACCATTCGTTTAAACTCATCAGGTGGTGATGTCTCCTCTGGGTTATCCATTATTGATCGAATTGCTAAATCTTCTTGTTTTATTAACATCCATGCCTCTGGTCAAATATGCTCCATGGCAATATTGATTTTAGCCTCTGGTGATTACAGGACTGCCCATTCACTAACCCAATTTATGCACCATGAAGAAAGCTATGACTCAAGCGGTAGACATTCTCAAAATAAAAATTTTATTAAATTTTCAGAAAAATTTGATGATATGCTTTGTCAATGGTTAGAAACAAGAACAAAAAAAGACAGTAAATTTTGGAAGAATACTGGGGTAGCATTAGACCACTGGTTTACTTCTAAAGAGGCTTTGTCTTATGGCCTAATTGATGCTATTGTTGATTTTCCTAAAAAGGATGACAAACAATGAGCATCAGAGATAAATTATTGGCTGAGGGATTGCCATCTAAAGAGTATTTTAATCAAGAAATTGAAGATAAATCACATTTGTTAAAACCCAAAAATGTGGATTTGGACCAAAAAAAGAAACACCCAAAAGACCCATATGAGTCTGGGAAAGACGAAAAAAAAGTTAGGGATGAATGCAATAAGTACTTGAAAAAACAAGGCTGGCATGTTATAACTATATACACTGGCGGAATCCCAATACCAGGTACATCAATGAGGGTTCCAAATCCAGCTAAAGGTATTCCAGATACATTGTGTTTTAAAAACGATAAAAAGCTTTGGATTGAGTATAAAAAGAATGATGGCGGACACACTACAATATATCAAAGAGATTTTCACTATTTACTTAGAAAGGCTGGAGACACCGTGTTAATAACTACTTCCCTTTCATTATTAAAACATCAACTAGAGGAGTTAAACTATGTTTAATGACATTAAAATTACAGTAGCCGTAGGGGTTATATCACTAGTTATAGGGGCTGTTGTAGCTACTATATTATTACCCACTAAGATTGAAACTAAGGTTGAAACCAAAGTTGAAATTAAAGAAGTAGAAAAAAAGGTTATTGTTGACCGTGTAATTGACAGGGTAATTGACAAAGACGGTAAAGTTACTGAAAAAATTATTGAAAAAGACCGTTCAACTGAAGATTCTAAAGATGTTGTAAATGAATCCAAAACTGCTACAACTATTACTAACCCTAAAAAATTAACAGTAAAGGTTCAAACTAAGACAAATGTAACAAATCCAAGTTTTCCTTCAACTGGTGATGTAGGGATTGGTATTGATTATGATATAGGTTCAGGTTTAGTAATAGGCGGGTCGGCTTTTAAAGACGGCACAGTAACAATTGGCATTGGCGTTTCATTCTAAGGAGAATAATATGAATAAAATATATCTAGGAGACAATATAGAATGGTTAAATGAGATACAGGATGAATCTATTGATATGTGCTATATAGATCCGCCATTCTTTACCCAAAGACAATTAATTGATAATAAAACAAAAATTTCGTTTAATGACAAATTTGAATCAAGTAAAGTTTATATTGAATGGATGAGACCTCGAATTGAATTAATTTATAAAAAATTAAAAAAAACAGGTTCAATATTTCTTCATTGTGACTGGCATGCATCTCATAGATTAAGATGTTTGCTTGATGATGTGTTTGGTGAAAAAAATATTATTAATGAAATCATTTGGTTTTATTCTGGAGCAGCACCTCAAAAAAAATCTTTCGCAAAAAAACATGACACAATTTTCTTTTATGCAAAAAATATAAATAATTATATTTTCAATTCTGATTCTATTCGTATTCCATATGAAGGTACTGGCGGGTACCAAAATTCTAATGGCATAGTAAATAATGGTAAACTATATAAAGCAAACCCATTAGGAAAAATACCTGAAGATGTTTGGAAAATACCCATTATACATCCTAATGATATAAAAGAAAGGGTAGGATATCCAACTCAAAAACCTGAAAAGTTATTAGAAAGAATTATCCAATGCTCAACTAAAGAAGGTGACATTGTGTTAGATTGTTTTGGCGGCTCAGGAACTACCGCTTTTGTAGCAAAAAAACTAAACAGAAATTTTATAACTGGTGATATATCACAACAAGCTGTTGATATTATTACAAAAAGACTTAAAGGAGAGTAATATGGCTAGAGTAATTGCAGTAGGTGATATACAGTATCCTTTTGAACACCCTGACATGATTAAATTTTTAAAGTCTGTTATTAAAAAATATAAGCCTAATACAATGGTACAAATTGGAGACTTAGCAGACCAGTATTTTGCTAATGCTTGGGGTAAATCAACTAAGGCTAAAGCAGCTAAAGATGAATTCGACCAATTTCTTGAAAAGCTTCATTTTGAGTTTTTGCCCCTTTTTAAAGGTATGAAAAAAACTATTATCATTGGTAATCATGACGAAAGAATCTTTAAACGTGCTGATGAGGCTGGTATACCTGATTTTGTATTAAAGTCAATGAAAGACCTTTACCAACTTCCTAAAGATATTCCACTTGTATATGATACATTTATTGATAACGTAACTTATACCCATGGGCATACTTCTAAGTGCACATCAGCTACTGCAGACCATGTGTTAACTACTGAATATGAAACGCCTGTTGTTTATGGCCACTTTCATTCTGCCGCTGGAATAAATTTTTTAGCTAATAGACGTAGACTTGTTTGGGGTTTTAATTTAGGATGTTTAATAGACCGCAATACTTATGCATTTCAGTATGGCGCGTCTTATAATAATAAGCCAATACTTGGCGTAGGAATTATTATAGATGGACATCCACAGTTTATACCAATGATGTTAGATAAAAATCATAAATGGACTGGAAAATTAATTGGAGGAAACAAATGAAAAACCTTGAAGATGCAATTATTTCAAGTACAGTCAAAGACATTGACACAGCTTTAGTAATGATTTCAACTAGATTGAGCTGGGCATTTCAAAAAGAAACTTTTTCTAAGGGTACTAAAGTATTAGAACCTATTTCTAGACGATTGTTAAGTCATAGAAATAGTTTGACTAATCTTAAATTAAGTATTGATGATAAAATTCCATTGGGGTTACTTCCAAGTTATTTAAGACTGTCAACTACAGCTACAGATTATCAAAATTTTGCTGAAACTGGATTAGGTAGTATTATAATTCCAATTATTAATGAGGTGTTAAATGACTAAAGAGTTTGATCCAAATGCTAAACATGTATCTAATATCCCAGGTATATCTGGCAAAGGTGACTTATCTAACAAAGCTCATTATAGAGCATTAAGTCCAGATCTTAACAAAGACACCGCTTTAGCGTTTACATTTGGCCGTAGCAAACATGGCGTAGATAACTTTAGAAAAATGACACCGGAGGCTGCTGGTGAAATTTATGATGCTTTAATGAGACACATAGAAGCATTTAGAGCCGGAGAAGTTAAAGCCTCTGATTCTAATATCCATCATTTAGCCCATGCATGCGCTAATTTACATATGCTTTATAGATTATGTATGATACACTCAAATCAAGAAGTACTTAAAGTAATCTCTGGGGGAGACATCAAAAATGAATCTTAAAGAATTAGAAAAACAAGCATATGATATGATGTTATTAAATCCTAATAGTGAACAATATAGACAAATTAGGGCATATATTAATCAAATTAAAGACAAAGAAATGGAATTAACTAAAGAGTTTGCAGAAAAGCTTAAAAATCAAGCTAATGATAGTTTGCAAGATTCTGATATTGAAGATGAATACTCACAATTTTTTAATGAAGGTAGAGATTATGGAGCAGACTAAACCATTTGAATTTATTGAAGAATATGATAAAATGACTCTTGATAAATTAGCTAAACTTACGGAAGAAGAATATCATAAATACAGGGCTTATTGTATTGAAAAACAAAAGCACACTAAAAAGGGAAAAAAATGAGTTGTAATAACTGCATTTGTCATTTAGACCCAATGGGTATATGCCAACATGCTAGAAAAAAACTAAATAGGTGTAAACCTAAAATATTATTTGTAGATGTGGATGATACCCTTATTTATTGGTTTCCTCATTATATTCAATGGCTTTTTAAAAACAAATTTGAGTCTGGGGCAGACTTTGATACCCATGATGTGTTAAAAATGGTTCAACCTGAAATGTATATGGATTTTAACACCTCTACTGAATTTGTTGAAAACAGAAAAGTAATAACACCTATTTTTAAATTTGTTAAAAATTGTTTTTTTAAGGGGGTTGAAATAGTTTTTGTGTCTTCATGTGGTCAACAAGCTGGGTTTAACCAAAGATTATCATTAAACAAAGTTTTTGAAAAGACAGATGTACAATATAAAACCGTTATTTTTAATACTTCTCAAGAAAAAATAGATTATATTAATAATATAGTGACAAAACAAGATATAAATGCTATGTTATTAGATGATAAAAGAGAAACGTGCGAGAGTGTAGAATGTATTGCAACCGACTCTAAAAATATCGAAGAGTTAGTTAATTTAGCTCATATAGCATTACACATTTAGGAGATACTTATGGCTTTAGTGGCAATTGACTTTGAATATATAGAAGAAACTGATAGAACAGATCAACTTACTATTTCATGCTCAATGACCTTACATTCAAATGGTATAACAGTTAGTACATTTTATAACTTTATTAAAGGCGATTTAGACCGATTTTTAAAAGATTTTAAAAGTTATAAAAAGCATGTATTTATTGGGTATAACTTAGTAGCCGAAGTAACTTCATTGTTGCGCTTAGGTGTAACTGTAGAAGAGATTAGAACCATTACATGGATTGATTTATGGACTGAATCTAAAATGTACATGCTTACCCACCCAAATTATTATAGTGGCGTTACATCCCTTAAAGATGGAGCTTTAAAGGTATTTGACATTCCTTATAAATACGATATGAGTAAAGACCCTATAGAGGTTATCTTAGCTGGTAAAGGTAATTATACTGATGACCAATGGAAACAAATTCAATTATATAATATAGCCGATACTGAGGTTTTAATCCCTTTATATAAAAAACTTAATGAACTGCATAAACAATATGGGGTTACATATGATGAAGTTAAATTTCGGTCTGATTTTGTAATTGAAAGTACTATACAATACGTTAAATCTAATGGTTTTCCGATGGACGTAGAATTAGTTAAAAAGGTATTTAAAAACCGTGAATATATTAAATATTTAGTTGGCATCGAATGCAACAAAGAGACTGGTTTTGAAATCTATAGGGCTAAAGTAAAGAAAAGACCTCAAGAATTATCTTTTAGTGTGGAGTCTTTCGAAAAATTTCTTAAAGCTAATAATATGATAGACAACTGGGAAAAAACTGGTAAATCCGATAAAATATCTACTAAAGAAGAAGTCTTTAAAAAGTTTATGCAAGTAGATGAGACCATAGCACAGTTTGAAGGTACAAAGATTGATGCTATATATTATGCACGAAATACTATAAAACAACTTAATAGCACTGACCTTAGCACATTACTTACTAAAGATGGATATATTAAAACACCGCCCTTTCCTTTTAATCAAAAATCTGGCCGTAGTTCGCCAAAACCTAAACTTGGGTTTATATTAAATCTTGTCCCATGGATTAGAAATACAATCTTACCAAAACCAGGAAAAGCTTTTATTTCTGCTGACTTTTCACAACAAGAAGTTGCGTTAGCTGGGTTTTTAAGCAAAGATACAAACTTATTAGATTCATATAATACAGACCATTACATTACTAATGCCATAGCTATGGGGTTTGCACCTAAAGGAGCTACTAAGAAAAGTCATCCTAAAGAACGAGATATGATGAAACCACTAAGCCTTGGTATTTTATACGGTATGGGTTTAAAATCAATGGCATTTAGAGTTGAAAACCACATGGGTTGGATTAATGATAAAGATAAAGTAGATTTAGATTTTTGGACAGTAGAAGATGGTCAATTTTCTAAAACCGTAAAGCAAGTGTCACGTAGAGCGTTTGAGATTGCTGATAAGTTTATTGATGGCCATAAACGTTATTATAAACAATACTGGGAATATGTAGAGACTCATTATAATTCGTCTATGCGTAAAGGATACTATAAAGCACCATTAAATGGTTGGTTATACTTTACTGAAGAAAGTCATTCTTTGACACAGCTTCAAAACATACCAAACCAAGCCGGTGGGGCATCTGTAATGCAAGCAGGGTTAATAGAGGCATCAAAGGCTGGCCTTAGCGTTGTTTGTACTTTGCACGATGCAATTTATATCGAATGTGATATAGATAAAGTTGAGGAATCAAAAGAAAAACTATTGCAATCTATGGCAAAAGGTGTTAGTCTATTTTCTAATGGACAATTAACTATTAGGAATGAAGTGAAAGTCTATACCAAGGATGAACCATACAGTGACCCAAGAGGGGTAGATATGCTTAATAAGATTAAGGAATTGATTAAGTGAACCCAGTTATTTTGATATTAGTAGGTGTCTTGCTTATATGGGTAGCATGCTTAGCCTATATGAACGGAGAGTGATATGAGAGAATTATTACACGTAATAGCAGCAATTTTTGGAGTGTTTTCAGCTACATATTTGGTGCTTAGATTTATGCCAGAGGCTATTCCTGGGTTAATTTTAATAATTATTGCACTATCTTTAATAATTTTAAAAACAGACGAGGAAACGAACAATGAATAACACTGAACGTGAAATTCTTTTTAATTTTCGTAAAGAAATTTGGAATTGTGGGAAATGGCCTGTCAATTTACATCATTTAAATAATATAACTTATGATAATTACAAGTTTATTGTACGGTCTACATTAATTGATGGATTAGAAAATTTTGAAATTCTTAAATTAATATTAGAATCCTATGACTCTGATTATATATTAGATCTTGAATTAGATAAATCAACCTTAAAGGAGTTGTTATGATATTTACAGCATTTTTAGTATACACAGGTTTTGGACTTATACACTTTTTTATTATGTTATTTGTATTTAGACTACAACATGTTATTTATGGTAGAGAAGTTGGTAAAACAAAAGTAAATGGTAAAGAATATAGAGTATTTGAAAAAGACCCATTAATGTTACAAATTATTACTACTATAGTTTTTATATTTGTTTGGCCATTGTTTGTCCATTATATGACTAGAGGTTCTAAAAAATGAGAATACGTAAAGAAATGTATTGGAATGGTAACGATAAAAAATATGCAAACGACTTAACTTCAGATGTAGATGCAAACGCAACTAAATTATTAGAGGCTGTTAATACTTTTTTAACCAATTACAGACCAATTATAATAATATCAAGTGGTTGGAGACCAAAATCTTATAATACTAAGATTGGCGGAGCTCCATCATCTAATCATATTACAGGGTTAGCTATAGATATTAAAGATACAAATAATAGTGTTTTTAAATATGTATTAAAAAATCTTGATTTGGCTCAACAATTAGGTTTATATTTTGAAGATAAACGATGGACTACTACATGGGTACATATCCAGCTAGTTAGACCTAAATCTGGAAAACGTATATTTGTTCCTAATAACAATCCACCTACAGATCCTAAAATATGGGACGGTAAATATGATACCAAATACGATAGTTGACAAAATTTTTAATTTATGTTATAGTATTTATGTAGGAGGTAAACACCATGAATGACTTAATTAAAGAGGCTTTAGCCAAAACTGTTACAGGATTTGTGTTTACATTGACTATAATAAGTTTAACTGTAATGATTTTCTTTAGCTTAGTAGTAATTTATGCTACACTTTACGCATACTTACATGTATCCGCAGACATTATCCAACAAACCCACCAATCTATTGACCCATCTAAAAAATAACCTACCATAAGCCCCTGATAATACAGGGGTCTCTCCTTTGTGCTTAGCTTCGAGTAGTAAGCATAGGAGATAACATGGCTTTACAAGATAGCGTTAATATAAGAGAGGTTACATCAGACGACCTAAATTTTATATTGTCAAGTTCTGTCAGTTGCTTATCTCAATACACTGAATCAATCTTTAAAGGTTGGGACAGAAAAGATATCTATGAATTCCTTAACAAGTTCATCATTTCATCACTTCATCAATTAGACTTCTCAATATTTATAGCATCCCATAAAGACGATTCAAACCAAATCATAGGTTACATTGTTGCCAATCCTGAAACTAATTACGTGTATCTTCAATATACTAAATTTGTATTTAGAAACTTAGGTGTTCAAAAACAATTGTTAATGCCACTTGTAATAGATACATCTAAACCTATTACAGTTGCATGGCCTACTAAAGAGATGCTTAAACTTAAAAAAGACGACAAAGTTAAAATTTACAACCAAACCATACTTGACTTGATTACAAAGGAGTAATATATGTTAATCAAAAGAGTTTATTTTTTGCATGCTATTTCAACACTTGATTCTATACAAGTTGTATCACATGGCCAACAATTAAAAGGTCAGACTGTTTCTATTCGCTATTCTGATAAAATGAACGCTATAATTATATTTAACACAATTATACCTATGAGCTCAGTTAAAGAAATTTTATTTGAAGAAGTTGAAACTGACGTTAAGCCTAAAGAAGTTAAGAAGACTGTAACTAAAGAAGCTTAACAATGAGTGAATTAGAGCAACTATATAAAATAGCTCCTGTATATAAAGAACTATTTGATAAACAGCTGGCGTTTGCATTGTCTCCAGCTAGGTTTGTTGCTGCTTTATGTTCACGTCGTGGTGGTAAGACTACAGTATGCGCTGCTTATGGTATTCAAGAATTAATGAGTAACCCTGGCACTATTGGAATCTATTTAGCCCTTACTGATAAGTCAGTTGCAGATATATTTATGCCAGCGGTTAGGCCTTTAATTGCAAAATATGTACCTAAAGCTAAAGTTAACGCAGATGAGATAGTATTTCCTAATGGCTCTAAGCTTATTATAGCTGGGGCTAATAATGTTATGAAAATTGAATCATTTCGTGGATTAAAATTATTATTTTGTATTATTGATGAGGCTGCTTCATTTCGTGAAAAACTATTACATTATCTAGTTGATGAGATTATAGTACCAGCATTGTCTGACTTACAAGGTAAGCTTATGATGATAGGTACACCAGCTGCACATTGTATGGGAATGTTTTATGAGGTTACTGAGCAATCTAACCAAGCTGAGTGGGATGTATTTAGATGGACTGCCTATGATAACCCATTTATGTCTAAACAATGGGAATTGGATGCTGAATTATTTTTAAGACGTAAGAAAGTTGATAAAAACAATCCTAAATTTCGTCGTGAGTTTTTAGGCGAGTGGTGTACTGATGAAGAATCTTTGATGATTAGACCTTTTCATGTTGGTATTCCTCCTGCGCCATATAACTCTGAATCATGGCATACTGTTATGGGTATTGACTTTGGGTTTAATGACCAAACGGCGTTTAGTATAATTGGGTGGCGTAAAGATAACCCTACTGCATATGTATTAGAAACATTTGGACAGTCTGGCTTGTCAGTATCAGGTATAGCTAACCACTTACAAAGATTTAAAGAAAAGTATCAACCACGTAGAATAGTTGGAGACCCAGCCGGTGCTTCAAAGATTATTATTGAAGAGTTTAGCGATAAATATCATATATTTATAAACCCAGCGCAAAAGACTAATAAAGCTCATTATATAGAAATTCTTAATGATGCTCTTATTAATAATGAATTGATATTGTTACCAAATACTACAGATGAGTTACAAAAAGAAATGAAATCAGTAGTTTGGAATGATGATAGAACAACAGAGATGGAAGGTATGAAATGTGACCATTTAGATGCTACATTATATGCGTTTAGAGAATCATTAGAATACCTTGAAAAGATTCCTGTTCCTGTTGTTATAGATGATGCATATCGTGAAAAACAATTTTATGACCAAATCATTAAATCTGATAAAGAGGCCAGAGAAAACAAACAAGGCGACTCTTTCTTTGAAGATATTAGTAATTTCCTAGATTAACCCTACGTGCTTTAAAAGTGACTAAAGGAGACCATTAAATGGCAAAAGTTCAAACTTATAATGACTGGATTGAATCAGATAAAGATAAAGTACATGAGGCATTGTTTGCTTTAGTATCAGACTACGAAAATAATGTAAATAAAACTATAAGTACTGGAAATTTAAAGAATACCGCTCAATACCTTGGGTCAGGAGTTGGCTCTATTGATGGTTTTGGATATATGAGTGATATAGATATGAGCCAACAGCTTGGGTCTAACTCAACTACTCCACGAGTTAATATAAACCTTACGGCCGCACTTATTGATACATTGACAGCTAAATTAGCCTCATTGACTATCCTACCTAAAGCTATTACTAATAGATCAAATGCCAAAGGCCGCCAACAAGCTGAAGACCTTAATGACCTTATCAAAGGCTTGATGAACAAATATAGTATACATCACCATCTTACATTAGCTATGCGCGATGCTATGATTAATAGAGTTGGGTATATTAAAATTGTTAAAGATAAAAAGAATTCTGAAGTTAAAGTTGAAAGATTATATGCTAATGAAATTATTATTGACCCATCTGATGGTTTTTATAATAAGCCTTATAAAATGGTACATAAAAAGCTTATACCAATAAATGTTGCAGTTAAGTTGTTTCCAAAGTTTAAAGAAGAAATAGAAGGGGCTCATGTAATTGAAGTGCGTCGTGGTATGGATACTACAAACTATACTCCATCTATTATGATTCTTGAGGCTTGGTGTAAGAATACATACCTTAAAAAAGGTCGTCATGTAATAGCAATTGAAAACGTGACATTACTTGATGAACCATATGAAAAAGACTATTTTCCTGTAGTTAAGATTGATTACAATGAACCTGTAGTAGGTTGGCTTGGTCAATCAGCTGTTGATGAATTAGCGCCATTACAAAGAGAAGTTGACCGTATAGTAGCTACACAACAAGCTATTATGAAGTTAGTTTCTATACCTCGTGTATTCTATGATATAAACTCTCAAATGAAACCTGAGCATATGACTAACAAAGTTGGGATTATGATAGGGATGGACCTTAAAAATGGTGTTGCCCCTATTATCCATAACGGTTCGGCTATGCCACCTGAGTTGGGACAACAATTAGAATTTTTAATAACTCAAATGTATCAACGCGTAGGATTAACTCCTATGGATACTCAAGGTCAAGCTCCAATGGGTCTTGAATCTGGAGAAGCTCTTAGGACTATGGGCGATATCAAGTCTGAAAGATGGCAGATGTTACGTCAAACATTTGAGCTTCAACACATTGAATTAATAAAAATATTACTACAAGAGCTTACAGAAATAGACTTTAAGATTAATACACTTGATAAAGTTATTGGACTTCGTCAATTGTCTACTAGTATTATACCTAAAGACTTTGATAGCTTTGTACTTCAAATAGTACCTACATCAAGTTTACCTACTGACCCAGCAGGACGTATTGATACTATTGAACGCTTTGTTGCTAATGGTTTTATTGATAAAGAATATGCAGCTGACTTACTTCAAATGCCTGACCTTGAAAGTCAAATAGCTATGAGCTCAGCACCTCGTAAGTTTGTTGAGATGTCTATTGAAGATATGTTAGAAAATGGTGAATATGTAGCTCCAGAGCCTTATGACCCACTAGACTTTGCTATGACATGTGCATTACGTCATTATTCATGGGAAAGAATGAACGATAAAGATGAAACTAAACTTAAGTTATTACGTCGTTATATAAACGATTGTCGTAAGTTAATTCAACAGATTCAAACACCAGCGGTGCCTCAAGAACCTGTAGCGCCAGCGCAAACACCAGCACCTAAACCTAGCGCTAGCTAACGCTAATGTGCTTTATTGTACAGTACCGGGAAAAGTCACTAAGGAATAGTGGGCCCCCGGTCTTTTTTATTATGTAATAACCTTTGTAATATCTTTTGTGATTAAATAGTACTTTGTCAAAAGGAGATATAAATATGACAGACGTTACAGAACCTACCGTGGAAGTAACCACAGAAATTAAGCCTGAAGAAGTCAAAGTAGAAGAAACAAAGGCTGAAGAAAAGCCTACTACAGAGATTGATAGAGTTGCCCGCATTGAGAAGCATCAGAGAGAACAACGCCAAAAGTTGGAAGCTGAAAAACTTCGTCTAGAAGCAGACCGCGCAGAATTACAAGAATTTAAAAGATTAAAACAATTAAAAAGTGAAAACCCATTAGAGGTTTTAAAGTCTCTTGGTTTATCTATTGATGATATTGTTAAAGCTGCAAACAATCCTAAAAATACTGACCCAGTAGCTGCCAAAGCACTTGAAGAAGTTGAAAAGATTAAAGCTGAGCTTCAAGCTGAAAAAGATAAAATCTATAGAGAAAGAATTGCCCAAGCAGAGCAAGAGCTTACTTATAATATTCAAGAGGCTATTAAAGCTGGTGAATATGATTTGATTGACCAATTAGGATTAACTAATACAGTGCGCGAATATATGGAGCAAGTATTTAGTGAAACTGGTGAAGTTATTGACCCTAAAGATGCTGCTAAAGAAGTTAACGACCGCATAGCTAAAAGCATTAAAAAGGTTATGAAATCTAAATGGTTAAAAGAAGAAGAAAAAGCTGAAGCCATTGCTGAAATAGTACAAAATGCAACTGACGAAGTTAAAGCGGAAGAAACCTCTACTTTAAGTAATAAGATGCAATCCGAAAGTCCAAAAACCAAAAAGCCTATGACTGAAAAAGAACGTCTAGCGGCTGCCATAGCATTACTTAAATAAGGAATAACTCAATGAAAAAATTGTTTGCTGTCATTATCGTTCTGTCACTAACTGCATTAGCTTTAGTAGTGCCTAATAAAAAATATGAAGTTCAAAATGTTGTATTAACTACTGATAACTTTGTGTCAATGGACTTTGAAGTAAATATGGACACTGTTGAATATGTAATACTTAAGCTTGATTCTTTAGATAAAAGTAAACCTCGTTATTTGTATATTAGAAGTCCAGGTGGGGAAGTTATTGCAGGTACTAGGTTGGTTGAGTATTTAAGAAGTGAAGACGGTAAAGGTGTTGTGGCTATTGCTCAATTCTCAGCATCAATGGCTTTTGTAACTCTTCAAGCATCTGAAACTCGTTTGATTACACGCACAGGCGTACTTATGAGTCATGGTATTTCAGGTGGAGTTCAAGGCAACATTGAACAAATTGAAAAACAATTAGATTTTATGAGAAAACTTGAAAATATGTTGTTAGACTTAATTGCTGACCGTATTGGAATTACTCGTGAAGAATTAAGAGAAAAGCACACTCCGGAATGGTGGATAGTTGGAGCTGATGAAGCAATTAAGGCCAATGCTGTTGATGGTGTTGCATCAGTTACTTGTTCTACGGAAGTTAAAAATAGTAAATTAAAAGGTTTTGCAGTTAGTTTTGAAAACGGCAAAGTAGTTGTGAAAGAAGTTGAGGTAGGTCCGTTATGTCCTCTCTAAATTTTGTTTGTATATATTTAGATATAAATACAGGTACAAAGTTTAGGGCTGATATAGAGGCTGACTTTGTTCAGTTAGATGAAGTAGAATCTGAGGGAGCAAACTTTCTTTCTTTCTATAAAAAAGATGTCCATAAAAAAGACACTTCATCATTAGTGTTTTCTATACATGAATATAGAGTAATAACTTGGTTTGCGGTAGATTTTGTATCTATTTCTGAAGTAGCTAAAGGCTCACATGGAGTGAAACAATCTATAAAGTTAGTTAAGACAGCTGAGTAACGTAGTGCTACAACGTAGTGCTACAACGTATGGGCGCTTAGCTCAGTTGGGAGAGCGTCTGCCTTGCACGCAGAAGGTCATGGGTTCGAACCCCGTAGCGTCCACCATCTTAAAGCCACCTTAGGGTGGTTTTTTTTGTGGCTAATAATATCATTAGGTTATCTAAAAACCTTGATCTAGATCAAGCCTTTTTGTAATTTTTTAAAATTTTTCTCTTTATAATATATTATATATTTATTTAATTAATATTTTTAGAAGAAAAAGAAAATGAAAAAAAAATACCCCTATATGTTAATTGTTTTTTAACATTTATCAAAATGATATTGTTGGCGCAGTAAGACAAAAAAAATCGCGATTTAAGGGGGTCCCATATCTTTGATCGTGTTTCATATTTACCAAGCATATCTTTAATGCAAAAATGACAAGTTGCATAATATCAATAGGTTACTTTAATAAAAACATTCGATTCTAGAGTGTCAAATACCCGACCCTAGTCATAGTATCTATAAGTTTATAACGTCGCTGTATTGGCTTAAAAACCATCAAATTTTTGAAGTAACCTATAACTACCTTTTGTAAATTAAATATGAACCTATAGGTATCTATCCATCTTAGATTTATTACATAATGTGTGACGTATGTAAACCAATGTGCTTTATATTCTGTAAGACCTCAGACGCCGCGAGGCATAGACCTACCATAGTCATCAGCTTGTTGGTAGTTGTACGTAGAAGATGACGACAGATTTTTGGCATATCGCCTATTACAACCATTAACGGCCTTGGGACGAATTAACACGTTACCATCCCCGTATATTTTTTTTGAAAGTGAGACCTACAATGGCTCTAGACCAAACAACCTTTGCTGCGGCGTTAAAAACTTTATACCCAAGCGAAGTTATTAAAAACTTAGTTTACAAAAACAACCCACTTTTCGCTCTTATGCCTAAAGACGAAACTTTCTATGGTGATTCTTCAAAAGAACCAATCATCATCGGTACTCCTCAAAACCGTTCTGCATCTTTCGCAGGCGCAAACGTTAGTACAACAAACTCTGCAATTAGAGCTTTCTTGATTACTCGTAAGACAAACTATTCTATGGCTGCTGTTGCAAACGAAACTCTTGAAGCTTCGCAAAGTGACAAAGGTGCATTTATGAAAGCTGTTCAATTTGAGATTGACCAAGCATTGTTAGCACTTACTCGCGCTTTAGCTATCCAAATGTACAGATCTGGAACTGGTACTGTTGCTCAAATCGCATCGACTGCAACTGTTAACTCTTCTACTACAATGGTTGCTTTGGCTATACCTGACCAATCTACTAACCTTGAAATTGGTATGAGCATTGCTCTTTCCGCTACTGACGGTGGTGCTGCACGCTCTGGTACTGCATATATTGTTTCTATCGACCGTTCAACTGGTTCTTTCTTATGTTCTGCTACTGCTGGTGGAGCTGCTGCTGCTCTTACTTCTTTGATTACTGGTGCTGCTGCATCTGACTTTATTTACCAAGCTGCTGGTGATGTAAACGCTACTATCACTGGATTGACTGCATGGTTAAAAGGTTCAGATATTGCTGCTGGTGACTCTTTCTATAACGTTGACCGTTCTGTAGATAAAGTACGCCTTGGTGGTATTAAAGTTGATGGTTCTGCATTAACTATTGAAGCTGCAATCGTTCAAGCTGCTACATTAGCTGCTCGTGAAAGCGGACGTCCTGACTATGTATTTATGAGTTTCCGCGATTGGAACCGTTTGGTTGCTGAGCTTGGAGCTAAAGTACAATTTGTTGACGTTAACGTTGCTGAAGCTGAAGTTAAAGCATCTTTCTCTGGATTAAAAATCAATGGACCAAATGGTGTTATGACTGTTGTTCCTGACCAAAACTGTCCAGCTGGTGTTGCATTTGTTCTTCAATTGGACACTTGGAAATTGAAATCACTTGGTGAAGCTGTTCGTTTGTTCAACGCAGACGGATTGACTATGATTCGTGACTCTTCTTCTGACTCATTGTTAGTAAGATCTTTCAGTTACGCAAACGTAAGTTGCCGCGCACCTGGATTCAACGCTCGCGTTATATTACCAGCCTAACTAGGCTAATCGGAGTCAAGGACGACTCCACTTTTTAAAACAATCTAAGACTAAACGCTCCCTCGAGGACGAAAAGCTCAAAAAGGAAAACACATCATGGCTTCAAGAGAATTTATTCAATTCGCTTATCAATTAGAACGTGGAGTTGTTAAACTCTATGTTAAAGCAACAATAGGCGCAACTGGCGCACCTACTTTAGTAACTACAAGTACTGCATCAGGAAACCCTTCAAAAGGTATTTTTTCTATAGCAAGAACTGCTGCTGGAAAATACAGAATTACTTTTGGTAAAACTGACGCTTCCGGTACATCTTATGATAGATACCAAAGAATTCTAAACGTAACTGGGACAGTTGTTAACTCTACTGTATCTGTTGTGGATGGAATTCAAATTTTAGACGACCAATCTGCTGCTGCTACTCCATACGTAGACGTAGCAACTTTAGGTATTACAGCTGGAGCAATCGCTGCAGTTGATCCTAATAACGGCGACGCAATACTTTTAGAAATTACACTTAAAAACTCTCAAGTTTAATAAGTAAGGGCATCGTGAGGTGCCCACATTTCTTAAAAGGATTTCGCTATGTTGATGACAGTACAATCTATAGTTGACACAGCTATTGATTTAGCAGATATGAGAAATTCAAAGTTTATCGACCAATCTGGGACGGCAGACTCTGAGTTAATTCGTTATGCTAATATAGCTTACCGCGACTTATACAATACAATTATACAAACAGACAATCAATACTTTACAATTAACTACCCTATTTCAATTATAGGCGGTACCGATGAGTACTCCTTGCCTGCAGATTTTTATAAATTGGATGGTGTAGATTTACAAATAGACGCAACTTCTAAACGATTTTTGACTCTTAGACCTTTTATGTTTCAAGAGCGCAACAAATTTAGATCAGGTTTAGCGTTTACAAACTCTCCATATGGACAAGTATTTAAATATTTGTTATCTGGTAGCAAAATCAGATTCTTACCTATTCCAAGTATGAGCGGGACAGTTCAACTTTGGTATACTCCAGCCCCTACAGTAATTACTTCATTAACTGACACAGTAGAAGTTATGGTGGGTGGAGACGAGTATTTAAGCTTAACAATAGCTATGGCAATGCTTGCAAAAGAAGAATCAGATACTTCAACTTTAAACGGTAAACGTTTAGAAGTATTACAACAATTAAAGAACGTATTACAATCTAGAGATTCTGGCGCTCCTGAATATATTACAGACGAAGCATCACTTAATGCTGGCGCTCTTTATCCATTTAGAGGCTTCGACTAAAGGAGTCTTACATGCAACCGTACGTTAGATCAGGTACTCACCAACCAGATTTACAACGCGTTGAAAACAGTTTGATAGCAAGTTTTCAAAGCATTATTACAAACCCATTATTAAACTCCCCAACACTTAAAAAAGCCGTTGTGCTTACTTCAGGTGTTGATAATGTCGTTGACCATGGATTAAATAGGCCAGTTACTGGTTGGATTATTGTAGATAAAAATGCATCTGCGGATATTTACCAATCTACAACCGTAAATACCATGCCAACTACTTCTATTATGTTAAAAACAACAAACACCGTAACAGTATCTATTCTGTTCTTTTAAAGGTTAAAAAATGACAACTACTACACCTAATATGGGATTAGTTAAGCCTGATGTATTAAGTACACCTGCTCCAACTTGGGCAAGTTTATTAAACGCAGTTTTTGATGCAATTGATAGCCATGACCATAGCTCTGGCGAAGGCGTTAAGATTACACCATCAGGTATGAATATATCGTCTGACCTTTCTATAGGCTCAAATAATCTTACAGCTATACGAACTACAAGATTTACTAACTTAACTAGTTGGACTCCAACAGCCTCTGACTTGGCATGTTTTTATGTATTAAACAATGAAATCTATTTTCGTGATGGAGTTGGTAATAACGTAAAGATTACAAACAACGGTACATTAAATATTACTATTTCCTCGTTAATAGTTACTGACCTTAACTTAGTTATTCAAAACGCATCAGACAATACTAAACAATTTCTTTTCAGTGCAGCAGCAATATCTACAGGTACTACACGTACTTATACAATGCCAAATGCAAACGTTACACTTGTAGGTGATACAAACTCTCAAGGTGTTTCTAATAAAACATTAACTGGTAACGA